CTTAACGTGATCAAGAGTAAGTTCATGTAATTCATAAGATTTTCCACAATAAACGCATGTACAATCGAAGAGTTCCTTTACGGCTTTACGCCACAGACGGGTTGCTTCAGAGCTAGTCATGGTTAACAAGTTGTGTAAATAGTGATCAGGGGTTGGCAGAAGTGGGGTCATTGACGTTTTGCTCCACCTCTAGCACGATTAATTTTAAGACTTTCTTTGACAAATTTTCCATTCTTTTTGCTCATGTCAGGACCACCTTTACCCATTAATCCGGCTTTTCGCCGTGCTTTGGCATGTTCCCGTTTGTAAGCATTAGAGTGTGCATATTTGCCACCGGGTGAATTGTCTCGTACGTGCTTAAGTCTAGATGCTTCGTTTTTAGCGTAGTGTTGCGCTGTTTTACCTTTTGCCATAGAGTCTACTCTTTACAAGTTCAGGATCCACTTGAGGGATTACGCTAGCTAACTTATCAAGTGGGTTACCTTCATAAGCAATACCACTAATGTCATTAGCTTTTAGCCAATCACAAGCTGCTTTCAAATCTTGAGTAGTAGCTTCACCAGATTTAATCCGACTTAAAAACTCACTAGTAACAAGATTGTGCAACTCATTAAATTGGTCTTCAGTTGCTTTCTTTTTCATTTAAGGCTACAATCGGTACAATATCATGGCACAAGACTTCAACTCTTGAGCCAGGACGGAATGTAAACCCCGCTTTCATAATTTCTGTGCATTTAAGTGCTCTGACTAGTTCATAGTCAAGACGCATCTTTTGTTCGTGTCGTTTTGCTATTTGTTTACACGTTTCTACCATGCCACCATCAAGGGGTACACTAAAATTAAGTTGCATACCCCAATTATAATTGACAACATAACCTTCGTCTCTATACGGCTTGGTGTCATTACCCATGACAAAAGGTGAAACGGTCATAGTTGATCCGTTACAAGAATTGTTACCAGCAAAGTATTGACGTGAAGGTGCACCAGTATTTTGAAACTGAACTGCTTGATTGGTTACGTTGCCAGTGGCTGCTGCTACTGGATTAGATGTGTTCTGAACTTTTGGTTCTTCCGCACGTAACGGTGTTACTGCGAGAACACAGAAAGCGAGGTAGTAGTAGAACTGGTAGAGATATTGCGTGTAACGTCGATTTCCTCCACTACACCTGCTGCGCGAGTCACTAGCTCTAGTTGAAACTGCTCTCCGGCATTCGTTACTGAATAGGTGGTTGCGGGATCCGCGATGTTCCCCGAAGGGGTTACATTTGTTCCAGACCATGAGGAATAATCTCCTCCATATACTTTTGTACTTACGGTTTCAGTGATAGTTTGTGTAGTCGTTGTCGTTGACTGCATACTGCCTTGTGTAAATTGAGGAGTAACAGTCTGCGCTTTAGCTACAGAAGGTGCTAACAACAATAGAGCAATAATCCATTTCATTACTTAATCTCCTTTTTGTCTTTGTCAACACGAGAAATACCATACGATGCAAGCGTACCGCTAAGCAATGACGCTACAAACGTAGGATCCATTTTTTGCAGCATCCCCATATAAGATGCTGTAAGTACTCCTGCACTCCATACCAGTACCAAGGCTTTAACTATTTCACTAAAAAAATTGTGAAACATGTTTTTTGTGTTTTCAATCATTCTTTTTTACGAGTCAGTAGTTTCTTGACAATTGGTTTCAAGACTTGCACTGTCCGTTTGAATACCGCAGTTGCTGTAAGCGTGGCTACAACGGAAACAGTTGCAGTCGTACCTGCAGTAACAAGTATTTCATTACTTGGTAAGGGTACCTCTAATTGAGTACCAGGCACGTCAAAGTAACGTATGTCCGGTATTTTGGGTAGAGTGGGTGAAGGTAGTTTAGGTGATTCCCCTTTGGGTGGCTCTTCTTTGGCATCTGCCTGTATCCCTGGCGGTGGTCTAAGGTCACTAGGAGGCACCACAAGCGGCTTGTAGGAGGGTAGATTAGCTCGTGGTACCTCCAGTACTGGACGGGGTAATACAGGCGCCTCTGGGAGCCGTATAGAGGGGAATGCGGGTGGTTCCCCTAGATTAGGCATCAGAGTTTAGGAGCGGGGAACAAACCGTTACGAATAAACTCAACGGCTTTGTCGTCAATTTCGTTGTCAGTAGTTTCTGCCAACTTGGTGAGCAGATCGACAATCAAAAGTTTTACCTTTTCAGATTGTACAAACGAGAAAAGGATGGGTCGAATAAGGGTGATCATGGTTGGGTAGGCCAGGTAATGTTAAAAGGGAATCCTGATTGGGATGGAAGGTCGCGCAGTGCTTGTCGGTATGTAGCCCAAGCAGCGGAGTCCACAGGAGCATCTGAAAGCTGTGACCAGTCGGATTTAACCAAACGACGGTCACGTTCAGCACGAATGTTATTGCTAGCTTGTTGCTCAGGTAATTCCTGTAAACTCCACGTTTGTGTCCATACACCATCAATGAGATCTACGCCTTGCCTAACACGGTGCGTTTTACTATCACACTCAGGAGATGCTGTAGGCGTAACTGGATATACGTCAAAAGCAGCTAGTTCATTCTCAGTTATGGGTTTTGGAAAAGAAGTACTAGGATTTTCTTTTTTAAGATCCCCTATATTATAGGGAAATCTAGCAACATTGTTATTAACAATTTTTACAAACATGGTATAGTTGCAATAAAAGGGTTAAAGGTCAAAAGAAAGAAGGATACCGCTATAGTAATCAATAATGTACATTTTAGTACCGTTAGATTTAAAAAACAATTCCGTTACAAAATGACTGTATTTAACTACAGAAAAGTTTTGGTTATAACTAGCAGTAGATATATCCCAAGCTGTAGTTAAATTGTATTCATTTACAAAACCGCTATTACCGCAAACATACATTTTAGTACCGTCAGGTTTAAAAAATACTCCGTGTGGATATATATCTTGTGATGCTACAGAAAAGCTTTGGTCATAGCTAGCGGTAGATACGTCCCAAGCTGTAGATAAACTGTATTCATATACGTTATCTCCAGTTGCTCCGGCGATAAACATTTTAGTACCATCACCTTTAAAGGATAGACCTCTTACATTTGTGTCTTGTGTAACTACGGAAAAAACTTGGCTATAACTGGCAGTAGATATATCCCAAGCTGTAGTTAAATTGTATTCATTTACACCGTCTGTAAGTAGACCAGTGACATACATTTTAGTGCCGTCAGGTTTAAAAAACAATCCCGTTGGAATACTTTCTTGTGATGCTACAGAAAAGCTTTGGTTATAACTAGCAGTAGAAACATCCCAAGCTGTAGATAAATTATATTCATACACGGAATCGTTAGCAGAACCAGCGAAATACATTTTAGTACCGTCAGGTTTAAAAAATATTGCTTGTGGCTGCGTGTCCTGTGCTTTTATTCTAAAATAGTCTGTACTTGGGACAATGTAAGACGCTGTTGATATATCCCAAGCAGTAGATAAACTATATTGAAATACAAAGCGTGTTTCAACACCAACGACATACATTTTAGTACCGTCAGGTTTAAAAAATACTCCGTGTGGATATATATCTTGTGATGCTACAGAAAAGTTTTGACTGTAACTAGCAGTGGAGACATCCCAAGCTGTAGTTAAATTGTATTCGTTTATATCGTCTCCAGTTGCTCCGATGATAAACATTTTAGTACCGTCACTTTTAAAAGATAATCCTGTTGAATTTGCTTCTTGTGATGATACAGAAAAGTTTTGGTTATAACTAGCAGTAGATATATCCCAAGCTGTAGTTAAATTATATTCAAACACAGCATCCGAAGTTGAACCGAGAACGTACATTTTGGTACCGTCACTTTTAAAAAATACCGCTTGTGGAGCTGTTTCTTGTAATGCTACAGAAAAGCTTTGGTTATAACTAGCAGTGGAGACATCCCAAGCTGTAGATAAATTATATTCAAACACAGTATCCCAAGATGAACCGATAATGTACATTTTAGTACCGTCAGATTTAAAAAATACATCTCTTGGACTTCCTTCTTGTGATACTACAGAAAAGCTTTGGTTATAACTAGCAGTGGAGACATCCCAAGCTGTAGTTAAATTGTATTCGTTTATAGCGTCTCCAGATGATCCGGCAACGTACATTTTAGTACCATCAGCTTTGAAAAATAAGCCAAATGTACTTGAATCTTGTGGATTTACATTAAAATAGCCTACTGGTGTGCCATTATATGTGGCATTTGATAAATCCCAGCCGCTTAATGTTTCCTTTGGCGCAGCTGCACCCATTAATACTTTATCAAACATAATCAGTTCGTGTAATCTACAAGTGCTGCGCCACGCCAGCGCGTTCCACCGTCATCAGTCACAAAGACAAAAAGGTGTGTCTTACCAGCGGTAAGTGTGGGAGCAGTACCTGCAGGCCATTCAAGACCTGTCCACCAAGTTACAGTACCACTGGTATGTGTAAGTTCTAGTGTGAATGAATATGCCGTGTTGGTGGCAGGCACATTGCTTACGGTAAACGTAGAGTTAGCGTTGATTGTTTTGGTAAAATAGTTACCAGCACTACAATCAATGTTAAGAGCAGAAACCACTTGAACTTCTTGGGTTACATTACCGTCAAAGTCAACGGTACCAGTAAAGGTACCGCCGGTTGCAGGGACGCCAGAATTGTTATCAACGTAAGCTTTAACTGACTGCTGGGTTGGTACTTTCGTACTGGAGTTAGAAGACATGTTATCTTCATCTACTACAAAGCTCATATTTGCAGTACTAGTGTCACTCTCCATAACTGCACCAGCTGCAGCTACATTAGTTGCATCAGTTACATCAGCACTGGTTTCAATGCCATCTAGCTTTGTTTTATCACCAGATGACATCAACCCATCAGCACTTGTGGTTGCATTGCTGTAGGTAGTGTCATTATCAGCAGCCCAAACAGCCGCGCCGTTGTCCCATTTCAAGAACTCACCATTAGATGGTGTGTCAGTAGTTTGAACAACGTCAGAGCTGTCTGGAATGTTTGATGCTTTCCACTTCTCGCCGTCCCACGTATAAGTAGCACCATTAGCAAGAGAGTATGTTTGTCCGCTTGTCGGACTAGAGGGAAAATTAAGTGTCATAATTAAGTCTTGATAATAGCGATCATTGCGATGTTACGTGGACGGGTTTCGTCAGGTGTACCAGCAGTTACAGGGTACGAGCCAGTAGTTGAAGGAGTATATACACTACCGCTAGTACTTCCAGGCGATTGAGCAGTACTTTGAAAGCCAGCCACTGTATAACTATGGCTATGTTGTTTAACGTTATCGCTTTGAGCCGTACCCAAAACACGTCCACTATCTATACCACGATTACTGTCTAAACCACGGATAAACTCACCGCGTAGATCAGGTACAGTAAAGTAATCAGTTTCTGGATATGTAGCTAGGGGGAAGTTGGTAATATCACGATGTGCAGCAAACGTGTTACCAATAGTTAATTTTAGAGCATTATAAGCAGCATCTGTCCGAGACAACGCTTGACCTTTACACTCAAGCCAACCAGTAGGTAGAGTAGTGTTTGTCCACCACATAATTGCACCAGTTGGTACAGCAGAGACACTAATAGTGCACTCGTTTGCAGTGCTATTATCTAAAGAAACACCAGTACCAGCCTTAAGTTTTACGTCATTGTCGGTGCTGCCATCAGACAAACGAATACGGAAATCACCGCTGTCATCAGCTCCAGCAAGGCTGTAAGTTGTATTAGTACCCCAACCAAGGTTACCGGCACCATCAGTCTTCAAGTATTGACCAGCAGTACCATCAGTTGCAGGGAAAACAACTGAAAATCCAGGTAGCACAAGTGAAAGGTCTGCACTAAGTGTAGGTGGTTTAATTGTTACACCGTAGTTACCATTTGTATACGTTGTACCCGTGGCGTTGGCAAAACTTACGACACCTGTACCATTTGGGTTAAGGGTAATATTACCGTCGCTAGTACTAACAATTGAGTTACCGTTGACATCAAGACTACCACCAAGTGAAGGTGACGTATCAGCAGATACTGCCGTCAAATAGGTAGCGCTAAGATCTGGAATGTCAGATGAAGCCCAAGTACCAGTGCTACTAATTTTAGACTTTGAAAGTGTTGGGATTGTGGCTGCATAAAAGACACTATTATTAGAATCCCAGATAGAAGTAGGTGTACCACCAACGTCATATTTAACAGTACTAGGATCAATGTCAGGAATTACAGCTGCAATAAACTCTTGATTGGTTGCATTCCAAGCATCTGTTTCAGTACCATTAAATGTGTATTGAATTTTACTAGCATTAAAAGATGGGATACGTGCTACATCAAAAGTACCGCTAGACACGGCAGCAGCATCAAGTGATCCAATGTTAACATCAGTAGCTGCAGTAATCCGACCTTGTTGGTCAACAGTAAACTGAGGAACAGCGCTAGAAGTACCGTATTGAGCAGCTGTTACAGCGGTGTCATCAAGACTAACTTGATAACTACCAGAAGTAACTACTGCACTACCATTGTCAACACTTAGTCCAGTACCACCAGTAACTTGAATGCTAGTTACCGTACCGTTACCAGTACCACGTTGTTGTGGAGCGAATTGGATCCATTGTGCGTCAGATCCAACAGCTTGGCTAGTACTTGAATCAATCGCAAGGCTTTCATCATAGTAAAGGTAAGATTCACCTGTAGCAAAATCAAAATACAAGTCACCATGAGCAACACCAGATGTTGGGATTGTATCACTAATGTGAACTTGAGCATTTACACGAGTTGGCGCTTCAATCAAAATTTGCTCAGAACCACTCGAACCACTTACAGTAATATCAATGCCTGTACCAGCTGCAAATTTAACAGTGTCATTACCTGCAGTCCTTTCAAGAACAAGATTTGCATGGGAACCATCTTGAGCTGCAGACAGTCCTACACTTGAAGTAACATCAGCCCAAGTACCATCACCTTTGAGGTACTTACTATCATTACCAGCAGTACCGTCATTAACGACAATACCTTTTTGACTAGAACCAGCAAATGTAGCAATATCTACTTCAGGTGTTTTAGTAGCTGTAACTGACACAGCAGAACCAGATGCTGCAGTTACTGAAGTAACAGGTTCGGTACCAGCAGAGATAGCGGTTACACGTCCCTGTGTATCAACAGTTACAGAACTAGGATAAGCAGACGTACCAGCCGTTACTTTGTCAGGCATAGCGGTGTCTTTAATGTCACCACTGCTGTCAAAGTAAGTAGAGCTGCTATTGACTGCAGAACCATTCACAGTCAAATTAGTTGCATCTAAAGTACCAGATACACTTGCATTTCCAGTTATAGTTACACTAGCTCCATCAGTACTTACATTAAATACTTCACCAACTTTAAAGTTACCGTTACTATCGCTGCTTGAAATGTAAACCTTACCAGCACCTTCGTTTTTGACTTGGTTAGCTTCAACAGGAGAACCACCACTATCAGGGTGTGCGCGATAATCAGTACCGCTACCAACAAATTCAAACACGTGACCACCAGTAGTGATCAATGATCGGAGATAAAAGTAAACAGTTTGATCGTTAGTAACACTTACGTTGTTATACAACTCAATGTTATAAACACCAGCACTAGGTTCAGTTACATTTTTAATTGGGTAGTAATCAGAAGCACTAGATGGGTTGTTAATAAGCGAGACAACCATGTGGTTAACAGGCTTAGGAGTGTTGTTATTACGCTCAGTCCAAGCAGTAGTAGCATCAATTTGAATTACATTGTTGGTGCTAGTTGCAGAAACAGTTCCTTCAAAAATAGAGTCAACGCTCTGACCATCAGCAACAAGACCAAACCGACCAAAGTCAGTTGTACAGTTGCTCATGTTAATCATACCACCACTTTCTGCTTTTGCGTGGTAGTGACAAAAATGGCCAAAGGTACTTACAAGTTGTGCGTAACCTTCGTTCCTTACCAGTACACCAGGACCATCAAGGCAGATCAAAGTGTAAGCGTCAGTCAAGAAAGACCGTAGTGGGGAGTCAGGGTGAGGTACACTACCGTCAACAAGTAGAGCGCCACCAGTAGGTGCAGACGTTTGGTCACCACCAAATGCAGGTTGGTTGACCGTAGAGTGTGGTTGATAGTTTGTGTTATCAATTGCAGAGTCAGCAAATGCTGTACAGTTTTGAATGTACGGACTCTTTTGGAATTTAACAGCGTTACCAGCTCCGTCATTATCTGCAAATGCAAAGAACCAACCTTGTTGTGCGGCTTCACTGTCGGTATGTAGGTCACCGCGAGCACCACTTGCCTTCATACCAGCAAGTGACATGTTGGCAACAAATGAACCAGAACCAAGCTGGAACATGGTTTCGTATTCAGAGGTGCCACTGGTAGCGTTACCGTGAGCACCAGCTTCCATTACCTTGTTGGTAATTGAATCTGCAGCACCGGCAGTAGTTACGTTCCACTTCTTAGTAGGGTGTGGGTGTACGAACACACTACGCATCGACAAACCAATAATCGATACGTTCTTCTTACGGCCAAGGTCAATAGGCAGATATTCAGTGTAAACACCAGGCTGGACAAAGATCATGTCTCCATCTTCAGCTTTGTTCACTGCACCTTGAATGGTTTTCATCGGTACAATGACTCGGTGACCGTCGTTGGTGTCATCACCGTTACCAGCATCAACCCAGATCAGACTATTTTGGTTGATCCAAGTGCCGCCACCTGCAACACCTACCCACTCGTTACCATTCCAAACTGCAAGGTATTTAGTTAATTGTTCGCCTTCTGAATTAAGAGTATCACTTGAGCCAGACTCACTTAGCCAAACAGTACCAGGTAGGTAATCAGTTCCAGAAGGAGCGTTGTTTTGTACAATACCATCGTGACGTTTAGCAATGGCTTTTAGAGTAGCCACTTGGTCATCAGTTACAGTCCAATCTGTACCAGTTACAGTAGGTACGTTATTGGCATAACCATAAACAGTTTCTGTTGAAGTATTAATGTCTTCAGGTTTAATCCGATCAAGATCAACAGAACCTTGACTAATGCCAATTGTGATGTTACCTGCAGCAGGTGTGTTGTCGGCAACATTAATGCCATCAGCACCATGAACTTTATCGTTTAGTGCTGATGTAAGTTGATCAGTTAAATACTCAGTGATAGCACCAGTAGTTGCAACTGTTTGGTTGTCATTTGGCCAACTTGCTGGATTAGCGCCATCATATTCACTAGTATCGACTGTTTCAGCCTTTACGTCAAAGAAAAATTTACGCACCCAACCATGAGAAGCAGCGTCATCTGCATCAGCTGCATTCTCGTCTTCAGAGTTAGTGTAAACATCTTTTAGGTTGGTAATCCTGTTACCACCCATATTAATGTCTGCAGCCGCATTGTTCTTACCAAAACGACTTAGTGCAGCATTCTCCACTTCTTGTGCCAGGTACCGGACCTGAGTGTTGTTGTCATTCAGGTCATCGGCACGGATAGCAGACCCAGCAAAGAACTGAGCCTTAGGATCATCAACGCTAGTTTGACGATAAATACGAATAGCTACATTACTGGCAGGTGCAGTATTAAAAGAAATAGTTGTAGCGTTGGCAAAGGAGTATTCAGTTGTAGCTTGGTCAACGTTATTTAGCGCTACTTTAACGTCAGCCTCTTCAAAGTATTCAAATGTAAAAGAGAAATTGGTTTGTGAACCATCCCCTGTATATGTATTTTGTACAGTTGCCATTGCTTAATTAGTTAGCGGTTTTGTAGTGGAAAGGATGGAGCTTGACCACGACGTTGGTCAATAATGTTAAATTCTTGTTGAATAGTTTTTGTTTTGATTTCATCGTAATTACTAAGACTTGCTTCAGCAGCAGCTTTAGCAAACCGTAGTTCACGATCTAGTTCATAGTACAAATTAGCATAAACTTGTTCGTCAATCTGATGTCCTTCATTACGAAGTGCTTTAATTTGTGCACGCCATTCTTTGGCTTCATTGCTCTTCATGACGCGCTTGATTGCTTCACGGAATTTACCTTGCTTACCCATCAAGCTAAACAATTCAGATCGTTCTGCAGGTGTATATTCAACACCTTTACTGCTTTTGTTAAACGTAGGACGTGCATCATATTCAATATCAATAAGGAACTGACGTTCTTCAGATAGACCATCAGCAACTTTCATTGGCATGTATGCATTCCAAAAACGATTAAAGAAGTTTTCAGTATAGCCTACAGGCTTACCGTCAATCCAGTCATAAGCAGTTGGAAGTGCACTGTTGGGGTTGAATGTATCGAGGAATCTGTTACGGTTTTTAAATAGTTGGAACAGTTCTTGATTTAGTTCACGTAGTTCAGGTTGCATTAAACGACCAAGTTCATTACGGAATCCAGACAATGGAATCAAAGAGCTACCAAACGAAGCTCCCCAACGTGCAGCTGCAGCCGGGTTACCAGACAACACATCATTCATAGGCTCAAGACCAGCAAGGAATGATTTGTTTGTAAGGTTAGCACCAAGGACAAAGCCAGCTTTATTCATCAAAGATGTCCAGCTAGGTTCATCAATAGTGTCACTGTTATCCATAATGTCAGCAGTCACAGAAATGAAATCAGCCATAGGTCCAAGGAAGTCATAGCTGTACCATTTACCATCCCAACCTTTGTAGCTGCGAGGTTTCCAACCAAGTTGTTTACGGTTCTTTTGACGTTCCTTGTCGTAGTGTCCATTACCAGTCAAACGGTCTTGGGTAAACATAAATGCTGCACCCATTACCGAAGCAGTGCCAATTGCCTTACGACCACGAATTTCTGCACGAAGAGTTTTAAAAGTCTGTTCTGCAAACTGATCAACAGGTAAACCACGTGATTCAAGGATTTCAATAATCTCTTCACGAGTAAATTGTGCACCAGGTAAAGCCAATCTGTTGTAATCTTTTATAAAGGCAGAGACAGGACTAAACTTGTTTACCATGCCAACCATGTTGTCCGCAGTACGTGGGAACATCAAGAATGGTTTAAGGAAAGGAGCACGGCTAATCAAACCACTAAGGGATCGTACGTTGTCAGTATCCAAGTTAAGTGCAATTTCACGACTAGCAAAGTCAACAGCTTTGTCAGTAATCATACCTGACTTGTCGAACATGCTGTCATAAACTTCATTTTCAGCTTTAATGATGTCTGCTTTACTAAGCTGTGGACCGTAGCTATGTCGGATCATGCGATCATATACACGTCCCCTTGCTTCAATGTTAGCGAGAGCAGCACGTGTAAAACCATCAAGAGCTGTCATAGCATTACCCCCAAACCTCAACCAAGGATGGTTAGCAATGTCTTGCATGGTCTCTGCCATGTTGTACAGAACCATAGGACCATCTTCACCTTCTTTTTGAGCAGACAAAGCAAATGAATGTAGAACGTCCATCGTTGCTTCGTTTTTAGCTACAAGATCATCACGCATGATGTAACTAACAGAAGTCGGATCAATAGCAGCCTTACTATACACAAATGACATATGTTTCATAGCTTTACTGAAAGTATCAGTGATAGCCATGTATTGATAAGAAGCACGTTTAATGGTTTTCATGTCACCAGCCATAGCTGCACCAGCAAACACACTAATAGGTTTCTGTACCATTAGGATAGCGTTACCAGCAAAAGCTTTGATTGGGGTAGAGAAAGCTGACAACACAGAATTGTAGATGTTACTCCAAACTCCTTGTACAATCTGATTAGGAATCTCAGGTTGTAAATCAATAAATGCCTTTTCAATGTTAGGTAGACTTTGATTGACAAAGTTATGCAACTTAGACAACGTATCAATGTTACCATCACTAAATTCCCAAGCCATCTGCAAAGGCACCAAGAAGTTACGACGTTCTTGTGCCATGTAGCGCAAAGAATTTACAGAGTTCTTTGCACGATTGACAATGTTCTTTAATGCTTCTTCTGATTTTTCGTTTGCATTTTGACCAGCCTTAAGGAGAACCTCAGGGTTGTTGCTAAATCTTTTCCAAGTGTTAAGGAAGTTAAGCGAAGCACCCCAGTTGTAAGCAGCAAAACCTTTTTCAACCATCAAGTATTCAAGACGATCAAGGATCATTTCTTGTGCACGTCCAACTGCTTCTGTATCTTCCGCATAACGAGCACCTTCAGCAATATCAGAGATTTGACCAGCTTCAGAAGTCACAAGATAAGCAGCAGCTTTCTGAACATTCATATCAACGTAATCATCAAGATATTGCTTGATGGTTTTCATTACAGCATTGTAACCACTTTGAGTCAAGACACGCTTGTTTAGGTCTTGTACACCATCTTTGAATTGATCAAGTGTAGCTTTAAGCATTCCTGTATCCATCCTAGGATCAATCAGGATTTCAGCAAGCTTAGTACCAGCAGCATCAATCTCTTCAAACGACAATGATTTACCGTTTGGTAGTTCAGCTGAATACTTACCACCCTTACGAATAGTGTCTTTGATTTGATTGACAATCATACGTTTAGTTAGATTGTCTGCATCAAGACCAAGCTTACGTGCTGCTTCAGTTACAATACTACCAAGTCTACCATGTACAGTACCGATGTTATTTTGTACACGCACTGCATCTACGCTAGCACCGATGACACCACCAGGATCTAACGAACGAGCACCCGACTCTGCATCAGTAAATACATCGTGCACTCCAAGCAACGGTTTATCAAGATCGGTTGTTTTAGACAATTGATAAGCACCAATTTCATCTAGTGCATCCTCCTGGGATTGGATTGATTTAGAGAAAACATCTTCTGGTACTTCACCTTTAGCAGCAGCTTCGTTTAGTTCATCAAACAAAGCTTGTGCCGAATCAGGACCAGCAATATACTTAGTTGTTGCTTTGGTACCAATGACACCTTTTAAAAGCTTACCAGAGGCCTCTAGGAGGCTGCTGAACATGCCTAGACCAACACCTTCGTTAATACTCTTAGCACGCTTAACATCAGGGTCATCCCCGTCCATTGTAGCCCAATCCTTGCTGATCCAGCTAAACGTTTTAGGGAACATCTTTTTAAGTGTACCTTGGACGTTATCACCTTCTGCAGTTCGGGTGTTGGTATAATCGACAAGCACACCTGTGCCAATGTCCATACCAGCTTCACCAATAAGTTTTACTAATCGGTTCTGACCAATACTCCAACCAACCTTCCCTTGAAGACCAGCTCCCAAAGCCTTACCACCTCTGGCAAGGAACAAGTTGGGTACAACAAATGAAGCAATCTCCCTTGAAACTTCAGCATATTCTGATTCAAACTTACGATACTTAGGGATCTTAACACCAGGAATCATGTTAAGAGTATCAGCAACATAATCCAGAGTACCAGCAGCAGTAGATTGCACTTGCTCAACCAAAGGTTGGGTTACTTCTTGTGCCTTTTCTGCTACCCCTTTAACAGCGTCAACAGCTCTACTAAGGCCATCCATACCAGAATACCCCCTAGGATCTTCTGTCTTAGGTTCTTCCTTTTTCGGAGGTTGCGTAACTGTAGTTGGTTCTTTCTGTTGTTCAGCTTGTTCTGCCTCCTGTAAAGCTTTATCTCTAGTCAATTGCTCAGTATCAGCCATCTGCTGTTGACGCATTTCATCTAGAACTGCATCATCTGGACCTTTTAGTTGGTCATCATATTCTTCAAATAATTCATCCATTGTCAATAAACCTCAAATACTCAGTAGGTATAGGACCAGTCCAAGCTCCCTTTCCTATTTGTCCAGCATAATGGAAGAAGTTACCAGCATCATCTACAATTACGTCACCTAACCCCATGTTATGGCGTAGCGTAGTACCTTTGAAATCAGTCCTACCTTTTAGTCGGTGCAGCATACCTACAATCAAACGCTGTCCTTCAGGACTTGCTAATTTAGCAGCCAGCTTTGGATCATCATAAGCGATATTTTTTTCCACCGCTTCATATTGTTTGGCTTGGAAAATAACATCTTTTACAGTGTTAGGGAATGCAGGGTGAGCTACGCGATTAAGCACGGATGCTGCGACAGCATATTCATCTGCAGTACCACGTGCTGCCTCAGCAGAGACAACGTAAGCTAAGTACTTGTAATCTTCCTCTGTAAGACCCTTCAAACCACCACTAGCTGGTACATATTGAGCCATACCTGAACGGATAGACCAACGATCATTATGCAACCTTTGTGCCATCATCTGGTTACCAGCACCAGACATAATAGTATTGAGTTGCCTTTGAATGTCAGGAGTTACTTGATTAGATTTCTTCAAAAGTTCGGCATAAGTCTCCAATAGATCTTCACCAATTGCCTTAAGCTGTTCATTTAGAACTTGCATAGGATTAGCGTGTAGCATCTTGGCTACAAGTTGTACACGTTCAGAGATCTCTCCTTGTGCTTGGAACCTATTACGCATTGCAATGATCTCTTCACGGCTACCAATAATCTCTGGTGAAGTCAGTGCTCGTTGTCCGAGTGTACTATAAAGATTACGGATAGTGTTTAGTTTATCTTTAGTGGCACGTACTGAACCAAAGGCTCCTGCACCTGCTTGTCCAAAGTATTGAGAAAAGCCACCACCTTGTACATCATAGTAGTACTCGCTCTTTTGATTTTTAATGCCTTCAGTAAATTCCTTGTTAATTTCAAGTAGTACTTTATCAGCAGCCGCACGTCGATCCATACCACCTTCAATTAGTTCATTGACACGTGACATGTATTTACGTTGTAGGTCCGTAACAATAACATTACCACCAAGAACATCGACACCTTTAGCAGTTACATACGGATTCCTTTTAACTAGAGTTTCAATGTCTTTCAAATGATCCCCATGGAAACCTTCACGCATCTTTTGCTGTCTTGCTGCAGATTGCTCAAATTCTTTTTGAAGGATAGGATGCTCTTTTTCAAGAATCTCAGGTGTAAGTGCATGACGCTGTTCAAGAAGCTTAAGACGTTTACGACGTTCGTCCAGCTCAGCACCACCCATACTAGCATTTTGCCACAGGTTTTGCAAAGCTTCAGGTGCACTCCAAGCAATACCAGCTTGAGCATACAACTCTTGTCCACGTCTAATCAAATCGGCAACATCACCTTCTGTGTAATCACCTCTAGATTGAAGGTACTCAATACCTTTTCTGATTGCATCTTCAGCAACAATCTTTTTATCGTACAGTTCGTTTTCACGCTCAGTCTTTTGAGCATTGTAGATTGCTTTTTTAAAGTCATCAATACGATCTCGTTGTAGCGTAGAAAACTTACGACCATTCAATTCAATGTTTTCGTATTGCTTTAAGATTGCATCAGCAGCTTCTGGGTTAGACTTGTACAAAGCAGTTAGTTCTTCAAAGAACTTATTGTGTGCACCAGGATAACCAATAGTCTTACCATTTTGATCAGGTGTGATCGCTACTGAATTGAGGTACTGACTAGCAGCAAATTGATTGGTTTTGTAGGTATCTTCTAGAACACCAAAAGCAGATTCCCTGTCAATATAACCACGATTAATGGCATACCCCTTTTCAGCAGCTTTGTTTAATTTAAGACTTGCTTCATCGATGGTAGGGAAAGCATGTTCAGCAAGTAAGCCAGGATTGATCAACGACAAGCCTGTATCTGCCATGTAGTCTTGACGGATACGTGACATGACAATTTGCTGTTCTTGCCGTGTCTTTAGTTGGCTGTTAATTGCTACTTGTTTTTGATTACCATTTTGATCGACATAATTGACAACAGTGTTATCTGTTTTAAGACGATCTTCAGCAATTGATTCAAAGTTAGCTGCAGCTTCTTTAGCAGTTAAGATAGCATATTGATATTGATCCCAACCAGAGCGACGCTCCAACTCTTTACTGACTTCATAAGGAGCACCTGCTTTGGTAGAATCTACTGCAGCAAGTTGGAATTGGGTATGTAGCGCACTAGCACCTTGCTCTTGCTCAACGTAACCAGCACGTGCTTGTTCACGTTGTTCTTTGTTTTGATAGAACTCTTCGGTTGTTTTTGCAATACGACCTTTGATGTATTCTTTGGCAAACATCTGACCAGCTTTCCAAAGAGTATCGGAAAACTGTGACAACTTTTGTACGTTTTCGTTTTGGATTAATTGGTCGTACTTTTGGATATTTTGTTTTGTTTCAATATTTTGCAACTCAGCTTTCTGTACATTAGACAGTTCATTGAGTTGATTTTGTTGACGCTCCCTTAGAAGCGGATCCACATTAGGAGCTTTTACCGGGTTAAAGCCTTGGCTTAGTTGCGAAGCTCTAAATTGTGATTCCAGATTTAATTCGTTCATTAGATAAGTGATCCAAGATCCATATTAAGTTGAAACCCAGAAGAACCAATGTTTCCCATTGATCCCATATTGGTAGGTGTACTGATACCACCACTAAGTGGATTAGTAGGAGGACTAAACTGTTTAAATGCTTGGTAAGCACTAAGACCAGCTTGTCCAATCTTTAACCATTCACCAGCAGAACTTTGACTGACCATAGGCATATTCATAGCAGGAGGTAATGATTGCTCCATATACGGAGGCATAGCCACATTAGACCAAGCCTGTAGATCTGCACCATACCATTGA